CTTGGCGGTGTTGGAGCTACTGGGGCTTCAGGAGTTGGCTGTGCCGCAGGTGGAAGACCCATTGATACAAGAATAGCATTCTGCAGCTCAACATTACCTGTCGAGGCACCGTATAGCTTCACAAGATCAGCTGTTTCGTGCACTTGACCACCAGGCATTGTCACTGCGGTTGGGCTTGGTTGCTGTGGTTCAGGTGCCTTTGGCTTCGCATTTGGGTCAAAGGTAATGAATTGGTCAGCGCCAGCAATATCAGTAAGCGACATGAAGCTGCTCATTATCTTGTCCCAGTGAATCGTGATCGTTGGGTCATTCTGGAGGATATTCTGATACTTACCGAGACGATCAATCATGTCTAGGAGTGATTGCAGCTGTAGCTGCTGGTTGATCTTAGCACTTGAGTCTGGATTAACCCTAAATCGGTAGCCAACACCCTTGAGTGATTTCGGATCAATCTTGAGTTTCGCCGCAGTCCCACTTGAATTTGGCGTAAGATTCTTCGAGGTAAAGATGTCTGTTACGTCACCCATGCCTGAGCGGACGATATCTTTAATGTCCTCACTAAACAGTGAAATTGGGACAGTTTCAGTACCGATATTGACGATAAGGTCGAAGAATCCTTCGGTTAGTTGCTCGATTGCTGCCTCTAGGTGGCGACGATCTGCGCCATCACGGGTAGCTTCTTTATCGCCATAGAGGTTGATCGCAGCTGGTGTGCGCCCCTGGCTTGGGTTCAGGGTGTCTGCACCTGGTGCGTTTGGATTCTGTGAGCCATATTGTGCAAGCAGGCTACCTGTAAGTGACGTTTGTGCCGCCTGGTAGGTAGAAAGACCAGCGTTGCTTGTCTCAAGACGACGAACAGAGCTTGGGATCGTCTCCAAGATGACGCCACCTGGCCTGTAATCAAGGGTGTGTTTGACGACACCGTTGGCATTTGCCACTATCGGTGGAATCAGGTTCATCTTAATGCCCTGGAAATAGAAGTTAGTCAGACCATCACGTGCAAATTGCAGTGATTGTGAGCGCTGGAAGTCACCAAGACCGTAGAAGCTATCGAACAATGGCTGGCTGTACTTGATAACGAAAGGAATCTTGCCGTTCTTGTGTGGATTGGCAATACGACGAATCTCGCAGAAGCCATGTTCTGGCGCAAATGTGATCCATTTGCCATCATCACCTGCCTCAAACCTGGTAGCGAGCTTGATACCACGTTTTGCTGTTGCCAGTTGGCGATCACGGGTTGTTTTCGTGTCTTCAGCCATGTCAGCCGGTGCAACTGCCTCTTCACGCTGCAGAAGCTCACGTATAGCTTCCCTGTCCCAGCCATCACTATCAGTCTCATCGGCCTTCCCGTCGAGAATATCTTTCAGGTATGACTTATTGACATAGGTAAATGCCGTGACGTACTCCATCTCGGCAATACTCGTGCGACCCTGCTGAGGAACGAGGTTCCTTGGGTTCCAGAGCCAACAGTCAGGCCCAGCATACCCTGTAGGACTGACATTCCAGTCGTAAAACATTGGCATGTAACCATAGACCGAACTATAGAACTGCCACATATTGAGCTTTTCTAGGTAAGGATGTTGTGCATTAGCGTTTGGCTGAATCCATTTGGTGCGGAGGATGTCCATGAAGGCAGCCTTACCAATATCAGCCTTACCAATCGGCTCAGTGAGGCCTTCAGGTAGTTTTGCGATAACACGATCAGCGCGCTCTTTCGCAAGCGTCGTCGAATATGAATCGGTAATTTTGCTGTTATCAAGTGATTTACTGACCGAATCGTACACCTGACCAACGAGCATGGCTTCCCACGCATCAAAGTTCAGGTTGACGTAGTTTCGGTGGATGTCCCAGTCGGACAAATAGTCGGAGCGATATTCGTATTCGTATGCGCTCTTATACTCTGATTGCGTGTCTTGTGTCGCCATAGTTTTCTCTTTTTTGTTTCCCTAGCAAGTTTCTACCTGAATTATACAACACATCACAGCAAACCGTAGCTGTTCATGCCTTTGAGGAGGGAATTCTGCGGGAGCTTGTCGTCTTTCTTGAAGCCGAACTTGAACCAAAGTTGCAGGTAACGGAGTGCATCTGGTGCATCGTCGAACTTTTTATCAGGGTTTTCCTGCTGTAATTTGCCTTCTTTTGTCTCTTTGTACCTGTAATGTGTTAGGTCGTAGTGCGTTCCAGGGCAATTGAAGGTATCAATGAAGTAGTTAGGCTTTGGCTCACCCATAATTTGGATCTTTGGCCTGAATCTCTTACTCATAAGGGTGATACCACTGAGCACAGAGTTCTGAGCCTTCGGTGCTGGTATCATTGGAAGCCCCTTACTCGCCATGTAGTCGATCAAGTCCGGTCGGGCTGAGTCCGCAACGATACCAGCGAGTGACCTGCCACCCATTTTGCTGTGAATTTCAGCAATCACGTCATCTAACTGGAGGCCTTCACCGTGGATTTCATCCCACTGGTACCAGATATCGTCCCTCGTAATGCGGATAAAGCAGGCAGCTAGCGGGTGTCCTGGTCCAAAGCCGAAATCAAGGGCAATATAGTTGGTCCCTTCCTTCGGAATGTCCTCAGCACTGATATGATGCGTCTTTTTGCTGTACATCGGGTAGACAGCACCCTGCAGAGTGAACGGAATAAGCTCTGTTTCCTGGAGAAATGCGCCCATTTTACCCTCTAATTCGGCCTGTTTTCGGTCTGCTTCGATGATTTCCGGCTTAATCAGCGGATTTTCACGCCAAGTTGCCTTGCTGAAGAACCAGTCGCCGTATTCTCGCTCATGTCCCTCTTTTATGCTCTCAATGTAGCTCATTTCAGCGTTTTCTAGCAGTTCAATCCAGGCATCATCGGCTTTTGCGGTGCCCATGAAGACTGCCCAGCCACCTGTGGTGTACAAAAACTGCCTATACACGAAGTCCCAGCCATAATGGTCTTGATCCTGGTACTCGTCGAAGATCATTCCGTAAGATTCGCCACCACGATGGCTATCTGCCTTGTCTGAACCGAGGAATCGGATGCTTGCTGGTGGCTTGTTGTAGTCTGGTTCAAGCACCAAACAGTCACAATCATCAAAATGCTGGAGTTCACCGTCGATTGTCTTACAACTTCCCTTTGAAATCGGTAACTTTACCTTACCAGTAAAATAATTGAAGGTAACTGTCAAGGTTGACTTGTTCGTTTCCTTGATAAGCCCCTTCGGAATAAGGTGAAGGTACTGATTCCAGGCGACATTCTCTGCCTGTTGGTACTCTTTGAAGACAATATGGTGTGGTCCCTGGTTCATCATGCAAGACATCATCAATTGTTGCATTGACCAGGCCGTTTTACCGGTTCGTCGCGACCAATAAAGCACAGCCCTCTTGTAACCATCTACTAAGAGGGCTCGATGTGCCTTTACCTGAACTGGAAATGGACTGTATGCCATGACCTATTTACACGGATTCGTGTAGATTAAAACCTTGTATTCAGTTCGCCGAACGGAAGGCTCTGTGCGTTCTCTGAGTTCACCTCAAAGTATTCAACAAGACGGCCATTGATGACCATTTCTTTACGATTGTTTTGATTCGTTGGTTTCTTTGGCATGAAGCACTCACGCAGCCAGTCACGAACCTGGAGGAAGCGCATCTCGTTAAGAAAGGCTCGCTCTCCAGCTGGATCATCTGGGACATTGATACCGTTCAAACGGGCGATGTAAACCGCTGTATCAGGGTCTTCATGGATAACGATACGATACATTTTGAACGCGCCACCAGTCGGCTCACCAGTCTGCTCATCAAATCGCCGCCTATTAAGGTCGATCGTGATCTTTGGTTCCTGCATCCAGATGTTGTCAATAGTCTGGTAGCGCACAACCTCAAACTTGTAATCAAGCCAGTAGTTTTCCTTGAAACCAAAGCGTGCAAGCGTTGGATCTGCAGCGAGACGAGGTGTGAAGTCCTCATAAAGCGTCGAGTCTACAGGGAATCGGTCCATAGTACCGGTCAATTTCCCGTTCTCTATGCGTGGCCCCTGCGCCTTATTACCGCTTGCTTCTGCTAGTAAGGCGATGGCTTCTAGTGCCCTGTTAAGGAGATCAGACTGGCTTGTCTCAGACGCAACAGTCGTGTGCTCAGGTTCCTGTTCCTGTAGCGGTTCAGACTCCTGGGTCTTTGCAACTTCCTCTTCTATGTCAAGTTGTCCTTCTAGTGGCTTTTCGGCGAGGATCTCATCAAGCTTTGCCTGATATTTCGGATCTTTCTCCGCCATTCGCTTCCAGTATCGGAGCTTTGCTGCTGCTTTTTCTTCTGGCGTCCAAGAACGCCCTTTTGGGCCAGGTGTTGGCATGTTCGTTTTTTTCACCCCCATTGTGATTTCGTTTTTTAAAGTGTTTGTGCATCTTTGTGTGTTGGGGTCATTGTCGCAGATTGCTGTAATTTTTGCAAATCCATGGAAATACTCTTGCAAACTGCGCATGAGTGTGGGAAGATAAGAGTACTTTTATTGTCCGTACCTGGCAATAAAAGGTGAGAGCCACCCTTTCGGATGACTCTCTACTGCCCGTACCTATAGACACTATAGCACAGGGCAGAACGGTACACAAGGGGCAATATTCAGATAAGGTATCTTAAAACCGTTTGTATCCTTACCAGCCTCGACTCGCAGCCCGCTGCTTGAACGAGGACAGGATGCCAGGATATTGTGTAGTACAGCGAAGAGGTTGGCCGTCCGTAAGGCTAGTGAGAGCAGATGCTAACTAGGTCCATCAGGCTCACTAAGGGGAGTACTACGTGTTGACACTTCCGAAGCTTGGCTCCGAAATGTTGGCATCTATCCCTTACTACCAGGCAGGTATATTTGTCTGGGGGGTAAGGGGGGGTGTCTCTTCAAACCAGAACTTTTCCAAAATGTTGGAAAATTCTTGTATGCTATACTACTACATACAGCTAAAAGGAGAATCGTATAGATTTCATTGAAACTCCGATCATCCGTCTGAAAAGACGAACAACTCGGATTGCCAAGATTCCTACGACTGTTATACGCTAGAATCTGACTAGGAGCTTTCCAACTAAGGAGGCTCCTTTTCTTTACCTTAACGGGGGTACCTTCCGTGCACGTGAGGGAGACAAAGATATGACTATGTTCCACCGCTATCGCTTATATATATGTACGGTCATGGAACCAATCAACAGAGGTCGAACGGGGGTAGGTATACACATTACATAATTAAATGTACAAATATAAAATTATATGTTCACTACCCCTTTTACAGGTATGCACATAACAGAGGTGATGGTGTTGTATATTCTACTGACTATTGACTGAGATCCACATTGATATTAACAGAGGTAGATTGAAGGTTAACGTTTTGTGTAGCCTTACCGTGTAATCTATCAAGAATGCTATTTGCAGTACGTTCTGCTACTGTTGCATACATAGCGCCCTCTTTTGTTCCTGTCATAGCATAATCAGTACTAGCCCTCATTACATCAGTTAACGCTCGTTCTGCTTCCTCTGCATGACGCTGTAATACGGCCAATACAGCTGGTCTTTTCTCTATATTAGTTGCCATGTTCTGTAAAGTCTTAGGCTTAATAGTAGGACTAACATCGTGTGTTGCTTCTATAGCCTCCCGTTTCGTCGAGTTCGGATGTTCTATTCTATATTTCACATAAGCACGTTCTTTAGCTGTTAGTGGCCTATTCTTAGCCTGTTGATCGTCCTTTAGCTCCACGACAATCTGTGACGCTGCATCACTAGTCTTATTGGCCTCTACCTCTGTATTCAGATCATCTTTTGCATTATCTATCATATTGCCATTATATCACCTCTGGGCTACGGCGTTGCAAATTATACAACTAGCACCTTAACAGATGAGATCCACGGCTTTGTGGCACTATTCACCGTTCGATATATTGCATTTATAAAATTTATCAATTATACTTACAGTATCACCGTTGGTTAACCGCTACGGTCTACCTTTACAATCTGAACTACTACAGTTCGACCACTGTTGCAAGGTTGTGTGAATCAACCTCAGCTAGGTAATTATAAAGCGTACAGCGTATTTATAATGGCAATAATATAGCCTCACCTAGTGAAAAGAATCCGGTTATAGGATAGCCGGTAACAGCGTAACACCGTCTGACTACTGACAATTGCCGTAAAGGGCTATATATCAGTAGCGTCGTGAAGATGATGCAATAAGATTGAACTGTAGGACATAGGATACATCACTAGCGGCAATTCAATGCAATAAATAACACCATTGTTAGGATAAACAGCTTATAATCATGTATCGGATAAGCTGGCCTGTTATTACAACAGATAAACGGACAATACGCTAGTCTCACACGACAGGTGTGACGTGAATGACAACAGAGTACAGGATAGACGAGCACTATATACGCTACTCACCTACTACTCTGTTGTTTGGCACGTTCACGCTTGCGAGTACAGATAGGAGTACAGTATGAATATACCAGTACAATACAACGACGAAAAAGCAAGCAACATAGCAGTGACGATATACGTCCTCGATACCTTTGATGATGAGTCAAACGTCGATTGGATGAGGGAGTCATAGATCATGGACAATCTTGCAATTAAAGGCCTAAAGGCCGTCATACGTAACAACAACTACATTACGGAGGTGTTTGGGAGCTATGGCAACGAATAAAATACCTGTACGCTATGTGCCAAGTACAGCATATGCACATATCGTATACATGGGCTTAGTAATATTTGACTGAACAAAGTTCAGGGATAGCAAAGCTCTTGATTAAAAACTAAATAACAGTACTCGCAGACGTGGGCGTACCAACGCTCAAGGGTCAGGAATACAGCATCCTGACAGAATATCACTTAAATGCGGTCACGGTGGGATGGG